GGGGGTAACCTAATAAAAAGCGGCTCCCCCCGCCGCTCTTTTCAGAATATCGTCAATTGTCGTTACCTTGTCGGGCGCGACATAAGGCGGCGTGTAGGTCTTTGTGGTATAGCCCGTATTAGGCACGGTTTTTCCGCCGATACGCTTATGAACGAACGGGGCAAGTGCGCGATTGCCCTTTTTGAAATCAACGTCCACGCTTTCCGTTGTGAAGGTCTTTACGTTTTTAAAAAATGTTGATTTCAGAAACGTGCGGGCGGGGGGCATACGCTCAATGAGCTTTTGCATTGTGCGGGGATCGTAAATGTCAAATATATTAGCCATAGTTCTTCATCTCCTTAATGAAAATACCCAACTTACGAAAAGCGGGCTTTAAGTCTGCGGCGGTCACGCCGTTTGGCAAAGTCAACCCCTCCGCGAAAAATTCTCCCGTGAGATAATAGGTAACTTCGCCGTTGCTCGGTTCGTCCGCTGCAATTCCGATAATCTTATCAAGCGCACCCGCGCTCGCGTCCTCTCCCGTTGTGGGGAGCATTGCCGCCGTAAATTCTTCGATTCCGTCCGCGCCCTGAACAAGCGGGGCGTTTTTGCGGATTACAGCATTATTCTTTATCGCACCGAAATCCGTTACAATCGGGAAATCACCCGCGAGAAAATTTTCGGCGGTAAGCTCTGCCGTGTTGATGTCGTACATACCCATTTGTAAAATCCTCCTTTACTTTACGGGGAAAAGAGCGTCGATCGCCGCGTCATAAGGGTTTGTTTCGTCTGCTCCCGTTTCGCTGCTCGGCGCTGTCTTAACCTCGTTAATTTGGCTTTCCTGCACGTCCTTGGAAACGCTGTTAAGATAGTTCTTGCCCTGCTCCCTCTGCTGTGCGATTATCTGCGTTGCGACAGCCCCCGAATCAACGGGTGCTTCAAACTTTGCCTTGCTGATAATCGCTTCGTAACCCGGCAACGCAAGGCTTTCAATGTCCTTAATGCGCTTGCGCTCTGCGGCAACCGCGTTCGCTTCGATTTGCGCCGCAAGTTCGGGATATGCCCCTTTGAGTTCGTCAACGGTTTTGATTTCCATTTCCTCAACTCCTCCTTTGTTGGTATTTGTTGGTGTTGTATTTGTAAAACCGCCGCTATTGCGGCAATTTAACAGCGATCTCGGAATATTTGTATATCCCGTAATATCAAAAAGCATTGAATTAACAACTATTTGACGCGAATTTTCAACCTTTGTTTGCACATCTGCGAACATTAGTTCATCGCAAAAGCCGCTTTTAACCGCGTCTTTACCGTCAAGCCACGTTTCCTTGTCCATAAGCGCGGATATTTCCGTGTCGCTCTTGCCTGTTTTAAGACAATAACCGTTGATGATTGACTGTTTTATAACCGCCAATTCCTCCGACAGCTTGACAAAGTCTTCAGCGCCGTAATATCCCGAAACGCCCATAAGCGGGTTGTGTATCATAAACACGCCGCTTGCAGGAATCAAAATTCTATCGCCCGCCATTGCGATAATGGTTGCCGCCGAAGCCGCCCAACCGTCAATTTTTACGGTAATTTTTGCCTTGTGGTCTTTAAGCCGTGTATAAATAGCGTTTGCGGCGAATACATCACCGCCGCCGCTGTTTATTCTCACAACAATTTCGCTTACGTCCCCAAGTGCCGCTAAATCTGAATCAAACAGTTTCGGCGTTACCTCGTCGCCGTACCAAGATGTTTGCGAAATATCGCCGTACAAAATCAGTTCCGCGGCGGCGCTTTCGCTGCTTCCGCTTTCCGCTTTTGCCTTGAAATCCCAAAACTTTTTACTGTTTTGTTGGCTCGGATTCATTGTTTGCCCCGTCCCGCTCATTTGCGTTTTGGGGGTTATTGTCTGCCTTGCCATTGCCGTTTACCTCCCTCATTACTGCTTCCTCTCGCTTGCGCTGCCGCGCATTTTTGTAAAAATCACTTCCGTTTAATTCGCGTGATTCGCGGGCGCGTGTCGAAAATCCGTTGTTTACGCGCAATTCAGCCGCCTGAACCTCCTGCACGGGGTTCAATAAGCCTTGTGACGGTCCGTTCCATTCCGCGCCGCTGTATGCTTTTCTGATCGAAAGATCGGAAAAAAATCCGGGGGCGATTATGCGTCCTTTTGCGACTGCTTCCGCAAGCCATTCTTCGTAAATCGGTTGACAAAAATCTTTCGCAAGCCAATTTCTGTACGTGCTGAACGATTTCCACGCTTCGAGCAAAGCGCCGCGTGACGCGCTGTAGGAAGCCGTGAAATTCTTTACAAGCAATTCGTAAGGGATTTCCAACGCCGCGCCGATTTGCCGCGTAATCGCGGTTACAAAGCCGTCAAAATTTGCGTTAGGTCTGCCCGGCGATACTGCGTTTGCTTCTTCGCCCTCCTCCAAATCTATAATTGAACCATTTCCGATTTCAATATCGTTTGGTGCGCTGCTGACTTGCTCGTTTTCGGGGACAACCTCGCCTATTGCCATACCCTCCCCGCTGTTATTGCCTTTTTGAATGAATACTGCAAACATTCCGCTTACAACCGCCGCCACAAGCTCCGCGTCTGTGTATCGTCCCAACTGCTTTAACGCTTCAATAACAGGCGCTAAAAACGGCACGCCGCGGCGCTGCCCTATGCGCTCACGGTTCATTATGTGCAGGACATTCCGCCGCCCCGTATGAGTGCCGAACGCTTCAACGCGCACCCATTCGGGCGCTTTGTTTTCTGCGTATGACAACGGGTGAATGTTAAGAATGTGGTATGCAACAATTTCTCCCGCGCTGTTTGTTTCAACGCCGCCTATAAAATTAGGGTCGTATTCCTTGCCGGACGGCGTGCAAAGTCTGTCCGATTCAATAAGTCTTATCCGCAAATCGTAAGGTATTCCCTTTCGCTTTGTCGTTGGCATAAGCGCGATCACATCACCCGATAAAAGCCAATTCATAAAAGCAAGCTGTTGCAGTTCTGCGAAATTGTCAAGCCGTTCAATATCGCACGCTTCGGAATCAGCCCACAAAGCAAACTCGCGCTCAATATTGCTTTCCAACTGCTCCGCCTGTTCCTCCATAAGTCCCAAATATTCATAGTCAATTTGGCTTTTGAGAACAAGCCCCGTTCCGACAACATTTGTGCGCATTGTCTTTATCGCGCTTGTCGCAAGCGGCACACCCATATACAGATCGCGCGAGCGTTGGCGCAATGTGGATAAATTTTCTTGAATATCCTCGTTTGCGCTGCCGCCGTGGTACAACCACCCTAAAAGGGATTTTTTTGTGTGCGAAGCACCGTAATTGCTGTAGCCGCTGTTGATTATGTCAAGCCGCTTTCGCGCCCCTACACGATTTAAAGCCGCTTGCGGAGAAATCACGGACACGATTTTGTCAATAAAATTCAAAGCCGCTCACCCCCTTATAGGTCGCGCGGTACTGCTCTATATACACGGTTTCTTCCCTTGTTTGCCGCGGCGCTTTCAAGTTCCGCAACCTTGTTTTGCCAAAATTTGATTTGGTCGCGTACCTCTTTAAGGTTCGCACGCGTCAAAGAGCGTGTGCCGATCGTATAGCTTTGACTTGTTGCGATCTCCGATTCAGCTTTAAGCCACATTTTCAAATGCTTTTGGGCTTCCTTTAACGTTATTCCCGCCATTATATACCTCCCGAACGTGTTTGCCGTTTGCGTCGCGGTATGCTTGTTCCCGCCGCAATAGTTGTGTTTTCGTCTTTTTTCTTCAGCACAACGCCCGAAATTTCCAACGCCGCTTGTGCGTAATTGCGGCAATCAAGCGGTTCGTTGCGCTTCGTCCAATTCTGCTTCGGCTTCCAAATATAACAGGATATGCCTTTTCTGTACGTCAATACTTTCCTTTCTGCGGTAAGACCTTTAAAATATTCAACCGTATATCCTCTGTCTTTTTCTCGCGGAAAGTGACAATAGTTTGCACCCTCGTTCTCTATTGCCAAGCGTTGATATACTAAATCTTTGCCCGTATCAACTCCAAGAGTGAAAAGCGGCGTATTTGCTCGGTTGTTTTTTGAAGCACGCGGAATATACGGCACGTCAAAGCCTGCGCGTCCTCTTATAGGCAAAATCCCGCGTGAAAACCTATCCTTGCAAAATTTACATACCTGATTAAAGAAATGTCCGCCCGCGTCCATACAAGCGCGGACAATTTTCAGTTTTGAGCCATCGGCGCGGGTGAATGTTTGATTTAAAAACGCGTCCAAACTGTCCCATACATCTTGTTGTTTCAAATCTCCGTATATAATTTGATACTTTATGCCCCAATTCTCATATTCAGCGCCCCAACCTACAACTTCAATTTCAAAACGATCATCTTGCGTATCTATACCCGCCGTAAGAACAAGCACGCCGTTCGGCACTTCGCAATTGTATTTTTCGCGGCGCATATACAGATCATCATCGGAGATTTCATATCCTTCTTCCTCCCACGTCTGCGCCATTTCGGTATTTGTCCACGCTTTAAGCATTTCGATATTCCCCTTTTTCTTTTCCTCGTTTGCAACAAGGAATTTTTCAACAATTTCCCGCCATTCAACAAAAAGAGAAGCGAGCGAGTTTAAATAAAATCCGCGCACCGCCCTTTCGGGAAAGCGCGGGTAAAATTTGCCCTTTATAAATTGCTCTTTCCACTCGATTTCATTGCTTACCGTTCCGCATTTCTCGCAAACATAGTCGATTTCGTCAAGGTTGTTTTTGTCGAAATGCACTTGTCCCCATTCTAACGGCTGATATTCGCCGCAAGCAGGGCAAGGGACGTTCCAAATTTCCTGCGTGCTGTTTTCAAATTCGATTTCAATTCTTGACGCTCCTTTGACTGTCGGAGTTGAAATAAAAACCTCTTTTTTGTTCCAAAACGTTGTTAAACGCTTTGAAGCAAGCAAGAGCGGATCGCCGTCTTTGCCCGCCGTGGCGGGGTAACCGTCTATTTCGTCCGCAAGCAATATCCGAATCGGGCGGCTTCGCAATCCTGACGGAGAGTTTGCGCCAACAATCGTAATATGCCCGCCCGGAAATTCCTTGTGCAAAATGGTGTTTCCGCTGTTGCGCGTCTTGTCGCTTACCTTTTCGCGCAAAGCGGGCGTGTCCTGTATCATAGGCGAAAGCCTGTCCTTACTGAACGATTCGCCCATTTGAAGATTTGGCTGCATTACCATTATCGGGGACGGGTCATAATCCATATAATAGCCGATAGGGTTTAATATAAATCCGTCCGTTTTCCCGATTTGCGCGGCGCTCATAACAACGACTTTTTGCACCGCCACATCTGAAATAGCGTCCATTATTTCCCGCTGATATGGCGCTTTGCTTGTTTTCCAACGCCCCGGTTCTGCGGAGGTCTTTTTCGATAATACGCGCTTTTCATCTGCCCATTGTGATAAAGTCATATCGGGCGGGGGTTTCAATACGGAAAAAATTCGCCTGAACAAATCACGGGTCGCTGTTTTCATTGTCATTCCCTCCGTTTACAAACGTGCGGTCAAAGTCTGAAAGCTCGTTCAGCGCTTCGTCCACTGCGTCCTTTAAAATCTTGCTAATTTCCGCCTTGTCGGATTTTTTCGATAACGCGGGGGACAATTTCGCGGGTATTGCCATAAGGCGGCTTTTAAAGTTTATCAACATATCCGTCATAACGTTTTCAATGTCGGCGGACGTATGTAAATCACCCTCTTTAACGCGCAAGTCGTATTCCTCGTTTAGGCGTTTCGCTTTAACAAGTTTTGCTCGCTCGGTGTTATAGTCGATATTTTCCGCGCTTTCGGGATTCCGCTTTCGCAAATAATTGATATAATTGTGAATCGTCGGAATAAGATCATACATTCCTGCCATTCTCTTGTATTCTTGTATGATATTTTCGGCTTTAAGCTGTCTAACGCGCCGCTCGGAAATATCAAGGATTCGGGCGATCGCTTTCACATCATACAATTTCAAGAGCTTCCCCCTCCTTTATGTCGCCATTTTGCCCACCCCCTATAAAATGCCGCCCCAAAATGGCGGAAATGAAAAAAATTTTATCAAATCTGGACATAGCCCGGGCTTCGCACGAACCCGCGGCACTCCGTAGGCGTTGGCAGTACCTTTCAAACGTGCGCCACAAGCTGTCCATATCGCGCCATAACGCGCCTTTTTATTTAAGGCGATAAAGTTTGCGCTTAAAGGAAACGGGGGCTTACACGTCAATCTCGCCGTTCTCTTCGCTCGGTTCGTCGCTTATCTCCCCCGTGTCGGGGTCAACATTATATTCACCCGTAAGCCGCTGCTTTGAAAGCTCGTGCTTGCGTTCATCAAGACTAATGCGCTTGCCATCTATCTCATATGCGCGTATAGAATCAATCAGCTTTATAATGCGCCCGTGTATCTTGTTGTACTCGGATTCGAGCTTCATAATTCTATCAAAAGGGCTTGCCTTTATAACTGTTTTTGCGCTCTGTTTCAGCGTGGTTTTTCTGCCGCCCTCGCCTTTATCCTTATCGGCTTTGGGGGTGTATACCTCAACAACTCTATCCACGTATAGGGCGTTAGGGTCTGCCTGTTCATACTCGTTTATTCTGCGTGTTAAATCGCGCTCTTTCGCCAACAGCAATTGCAGTTCACGCAACATATTCTCTTGCGCGTCAAGGGTCATACCCTCAATATAAGCACGTTCTTCGGGGGGTAAATTTTCAAGGTGTACCGTGGAATATGCCCCGTGTGTTTCGGCGTTTTTATTGCCTTTCGGCGCACCGTGTCCGGCGGCGTTTTTATTACCCTTTTGTCCGCCGCGCTTTTTACGCTCTAATTCGGCTTGCCATTTGTCCGCGCTTTTCCACTTGCGGATTTGCACTTCCGAAACGCCGTGCGCCGCCGCAAGCTGTTTTGTCGATATTTTGCCGCCGCTTTTCAGCCACTCGTTTTTAGCCTTATCGCGGGCGGGGTTTCTTGATCTCGCCACGGCGCACCTCCTATTCGTTTGTTTTGCCATTCGCGCCCCTGTGATTTTTGAGGAAATACGCGCAAAAGCGAACCCCACAAATTGAAGTCCGCTTTCGCGCGTATTTTCCTGCGTCTTTTTGGCGCTACTTTACGATATTATAATAGCACATAAAACGGACACTTGCGGACACTTTTTCAAATCGGGTAATTGAAATTTTTTACAAGCTCGTTTTGCTCGAAAAATCCGCCCAATTTTTCAAGCGCTTTGTTGCGGATTTTCTTGCATTGCGTTTCGCTGTAATTGACGCGCCTTGAAATTTGTACCCATTGCATACCCTTGATGTAAAAATATGTAAGCACGTTTTTTTCGACAAGGGACAATTTGCAAAGCTCCGTTAAAATTGCCGCTTGCAAATTTCCGAGTTCTGCGATCTCGGAGCGCAAATCTTCCATTTTGCGGCTTGCGGAATCGGGAATATTCAGCACGGCGTTTTCTGTGGGGTTTGAAATCTTGTTTGTTTTCACGGAAACGCCCTCCAACGGATTCCCACCGTGCAATCCGTAATATTGATCCTCATAATTCTTTAATGCCGAACAGGCGAAAGCAATATGTCCGTCAATATCGGCGTAAAATTTAATGATCCTTTTTACATTTTCCCGTTCCATAATATCTACCTTTCTGCAAGCCGCTCAAATCGTAAATTTTAGTTTACGTTTTCAAGCGTTTCAATGATAAAATCGAAAATTCGTGTATCTTCCCCCGGCGCAAACAGTACGAAGCGCTTTTCATTGAGAAATTTAACGGCAATAGCGGCTTTTTCCGATTTGATCAAATCCGCAAAGTCCCGATTTTCGAGCGTTTCGCTCTCGGATTCCTCGCCCTCCTCGAAATCGTCCGGCGTTTCAGGGTAATCCTCGAAAATCGGCGGTTCGTATGGTTTTGACAGTTCGGCGGTTTCGGCAATTTCTTTTACTTTATCCAAATCACCGTTAAAGTCTGTGGGCGAATATGTTTCGGCTTTTTCGGGCGCTTCTGCTTGCCGCTTCTGCTCCTTAACTTCATTCAGCGAAACGCCGCCT